CCTTTCAAAATTTGGTGAAAGGGGCCGAAGCCCCTTTGTTTAGCCCCACATCCGCACAGCCATCTGCGGACGGATAACTCCGAAGCCGTACAGCACGTCAATCCGGCAAGGCATACGGTCGTTGTTAATATCGTACTGACGCACGATACGCATCGAGATGCCGTTGTGGACCTGCCTGCTGGCCATGTCAACACCTTGCGGCATGACGAGGTCGGCGGTGGCAAACGTGATGGCGTCCTTGTGGTAGATCAGGTTCTGCGGGTACTGGGTGCTAGCGCTGCCCAAGAAGGTTACTACGGCAGAGGCTTGCGGGAACGAATCCACAGTTGCCAGAGCTTGCGTGGCAGTGAAGATCGCCGGGCTCACGCTGACGGTGTACGCGCCACCGGCCGCCGTTGCGTCGGCGGTCGCCACAAACTGCTGGAGCGAGCCGGTCGACTCACGGGTCTGCGGGTTGACCGCGAACACGCTGGCGATGGTGAACACATCACCCTTCTTGATGATCTGCGAACCCGTACCAGTAATGGCGATAGTGGAGGCGCCTTGCGTCGCCACGGTCGTGGTGACAGTGTGCGCGCCGGTGCGGGTGCCAGTCGTATGCTGCTTGATCGACTGGCTCATGTTGAGTTCTTCGTACCCAAGAATGCCTTCGCCCATCAGGCCAGACTTGAACTGCTTGCTGATGGTCGACACGGGATTGAAGAGACCCTTCATGCCTTCGACCAACGCGGCGTTGGCGGCCGGGTTGACGGTGGCATAACGGGGCGACATGACCGCTGCCGCTTCGTTCAGCTTCTGTTGCGCCTGCAACAGCACAAGACTGGTGCCGGGAGTCGTGCCAGGCGTGCCGACCGATTGGAAGATGCTCTGAAAGGAATTCGCCACGTCTGCATCAATGCTGGCGGCCAACTGGCTGATACGAGGCTTAAGAACCCTCTCAGCGAAGTCGTCCAACTGCATGGTCAGTTCAGCAGTGGTGAAGTTGATGCCGATGTGCTTCTGGCTTGACACGGTGAGCGAGGTGTTTTGCTCAACGTCGTCTTGCACTTGCAGCGCAGCACCATCGGTCACCAGCGCGCGATCCGGAAGACGGATACGCAGGGTAGAACCAATTTTGGCGCCGGACTTGGCAAAGCTGTCGTCGTACTGACGGTTAACGGTACGGGTGATCACAAGGTTGTTCTCGAGAATTTCGAGACTCTTCCTCGTGATCATGTCAATCGTAAGAAGTGAATTACTCACAGTAGATCCTTTCGTTACGCATTCATGCGTGATTGCATTTTCCTGATCTGACGCTGCCGTTCAGCTTCAATCCAGTCACCCGTCGACATCTCTCTGATTGACCGAGGATCGGTCGTATCAAATTTCGGTGCTGAAGAGCGGTTTGAAGCAACAGGCGCGATAGGATCAGGCGCTTTGGTTTGTTTACGAACAACGGGAGGGTTGTCAGCCAGTTTGGCTTCCAGTTTCCCGATCTCTTTGGCCTGCAACAGCGGCGGCAGTTGGGCGATACGGTTGGCTTCTTTCGGATTGGACCCGAGGTGATACGCGATGTCGGGGCCAATGTCAGATGCCTGAATCGTCTGCGCCATCAGAGTGGTAATTCGCAGGTTCGGGTTGTAGACGACGGACTCGAAGTCCTCGTACTTGTCCCGAGCTGTTTCCTCACGCTCTGCGTAGCCCTCCAGCAGTTCAGACTGTTGGCGCTCCATGTCTCGTCGCTGGATCATCTCTTGAGCTTTCTTCTCGGCCAGCGCTTGCGCGTAGGCGTCGACGGACTCAAACTGATCAGCAGGCGGAAGCTCTTGGGGCGCTGCCGGTATCTGCGGCTGCTGGCGCGCTTGGCGCTCCCATTTCCGTTGCTCTTTTGCAAGCCTCTTGCGAAGAATGTCGTCCAACTCGTCTTGAGTGAACGTCTTGGCCGGCGTATCAGGTGCGGCAGCCTGTTCAGGCTGCTGCGGCGGGATCTCCGAGGCCGTCTCGGGGGTCGCTGGCGCGGATTCAAGTTCCGCTAACTGGTTTTCTTGCATGACTTAACCCTGTTCGGGTACCCAGTGGGCCGCACTGGTACGGTTATAGTGTTACGAAATCTGTTCGGTGTCAACTGGTTGTTGGGCTTGGACCTGCTCTCGCAGTTTGGTCCAGATGGCAACGGATAGCTCCAGGGGCAACTTACCCAAGCCCATCGCAATGATGTTGGCCTCTTCAACCGTGACGGTGATGGTGAACTCTTTCATTATGCGGCCCAAGGAAGCGGGGGTTGAATGACTTGCGGGTTCTTCTGCATCTCGATCTGCTGGGCAACAGCAGCCTCGGCAGAGTCCTTGTCTACACCGTTTGCCCAGACCCACCCGAGCACGATGTCTTGCGTCAAGTCGGCATAGGGCGTGAAGTTGGCGGGATCGGCAGCAGGCAGAGAGACGGTCGAGTAGACCGTGCCGTTATAGCCACCGTCCGTACCGGAGCAGCGCCAGCCAATCGTGATCACAGCCTCTGCCGGATCAGCAGAAGTTGGAGTGGTCTTCATCCATTCGACAATCCAGACGGGGGTCATGTTCATTCCTCTACAAATTCTTTGACCGCATCGAGGCCAAAGTGGGCGTTAACAAAACGGAGCAGACGCTCCACATCAATCCGCAGGACTTTTCCTGACGGGGTGTGCTTGGAATGGAAAATCCATTCGTTCGTTTCAGTATCGTGCGGAGATAGCAGCGTGGCGTTACCGGCTGCATCCATAACTCTTGCTTCGCCTGCGGTTGAATAAAAGGATACCCCGTTTGCCAGAGTGCCAACAGGAGCCGTGCCGTCGAAGATGTTGAGGGTTTTTGTGCCAACCGTGGTTGCGCGTTGAGCCGAACCACCCAAGCCAAGGTTGCCGGAGGCGTCGAGGCGCATCTGCTCAGATTTTGTGGAGTTCGACCCTGTCGTTGCGCCACCAATCATTTTGCCAAAAGTTAAATCTGCGGCAATTGCAGATTGAGCTTCAGACGCTATGTAATTTCCAGCCTGCTGACTGGTGTTATTTAAATTTACCTGAAGAAGCAAATTTGCAGAACCAGACGTTGCCCCATAACTACCAGTGAATCCAAACCAATTGGTTTGACCGGCCACGGCTTCCATTTGCAAAAATGTGTTGCCTGCTGGTTGGGGGTAAGTGTTGACTGTGTGGTTTGTCCATTGCGTACCATACTTAATTAAAGTCAAGCCAGTGACGGGTGAACTCGTCCCAATACCGAGGTTGCCGGAGGAGTCGATACGCATACGTTCGCCGTTGATGTCCCAGCTTAGGTATCGACCTGTTGGCGCACCAAACTCTACATGAAACGCATCTGCAAAAGCATAACCAGCGGAAGTGCCACCAACTTTAAACCCGAGCAACGCAGAGTTAACGCCAGCGGCAGCAATCGTTGTCCTGTTTGCAGTTTCATAGCCAGAAGTGCCGCCAACACCCAAATTCGTCCCATCAAACGTCAGCGCAGACCCAGTGGTCAGGACTTTGGAGGCGTTGAGGTAGGGAACACCGTTCGCTGTGCCTGCGGACAGCGTGAGCGCAGCCGAAAACGCAATGTCCCTCGGAACAACGTATGTATCACCAGACTGTGCCGCTTGGATCTGCGGGACAGCTGTGTTGAGCAAAAGAACTTCGTAAGCAGCCACGGCTTAACTCCTAAATTGGGTTGTACGACGTGCCATTACTGGTCAGCACCGTCTCAACAACATAAAAACTGGTTCCCGCGCTGTTCAGCACTTCTGCGTCCACCGTGTACGGCGTTGCATCGCTAGTCAGCACAATCCACGGCGGTCCTGGATTAGGCCCAGCAAAGTCTGTCGCCAGCGTGGCGATCGTACCCAGCCCTAAAGCAAGGCCGTTACGCATAGCAACCCCGAAGCTCATCGGATGTTGATCGGCTTGGCGTACACCGTGCCGGCCGATGCGATCTGAATTGCACTGACCCGCCACGGAGCACCCGTGCCCTGCGGCACAATGAACGGGATCGGCGTGTTAGCAGGAATCGGCGTGCCGTTTGTTGCTGTTGCCGTCACGCCTTCACCAACCACAACATACGCCGCAGTCGTGGACCATATCACCACGCCTTGCGGACCGGCCGGCCAGCCCGTGGTGCTCCCCGCAGTGCCAGTGTACGACGCACTTTGTGCGGCAAACTGCGGGTTAGACATTGGGTTCAAAAGTTCCATGATGCGTCCTTACGCCAAAAATTTGAGCTTGTACAGGGTGGAATAATACAGCGCCAAAATCTCGTCAATGATGTTCTGCAACGGCGTGCATTCCTTGTCCACGACCTTGTACCGGGTGGATTCCAACTCTTTGACCTGATCTTCCAAGAACTCGACCACGTTGTTGGTCTTCTTGGCCGACTGCAACGAGATCGGCCCGATCAGGCCGTACTTGCCCTGATAGGCTTCAGCAAAATCGTCTGCCAGATCAATGACGCCAGTGTAAAACTTGTTCAGCGCCTTGTGCTTGGCATACGAGCGGGTGTTAAGGTGTACCGAATGGGTGACATCCCGCGCCAGAAAAAGCTGCCCGATAAAGACTTCGCAGGTCATTGCGGCATTCCTTGTTCAGGCGGCATCATCATCGGCTGCTCGGGCATAAAGTTCTGCGGCATAGGCGCTAGATTGCCTAGATCCATCACGTCGCGCAAGGTCTGGATGACGACCTCTTGGACCTGCTCCGGCGACATGGCCGCTGACATCGCCTGAATCCGTCGCGTCTCGGCCTCATACGCCTTGATGTCGTTAGCCTGCGACTTGATCGCAATATCCTGCGCTTCCATCGACTGATTGACGTTCTGCAACAGCCCCATCATCTGCTGGAGCTGCCCGTTCAGCGCCTCGATCTGCTGGTTGGCCGCCTGGATCGCCGGGTCGTCATCGTCTTGCAGCAGTTTGGGGTCGATCATCTTCTTCAGACGCGCTGCAAGCTCCTGCGCGCCTGGCCAGTCCATGTTCTTGACGAACAGGTCGCCAGCGGCCATCCACAACTGCGGGTTGCCTTGCAGGATCTGACCCATCGCTTCCATCGACTCCTGACGCTTGGTCATGTAGCTAGGACCGGTCGTGACCTTGACGTCGTATTTGCCGACGCTGGGGTTGTAGATCTTCTGGATGACTATGCCCTGCTCGTCGGTAAGCTTTGTGACCGCCTGCTGTTGGCTGGGGTCAATGATGGCTTGGTCAACTTCACCGTCAATGCCAATAATACGCGCGATCCGACGGGTGTCGTAGATTTTGGGAATCAGGTCAATGATCTGGCGCGTGATGTAGCGGATGGCGCGAGCCAGGTTGTCAACGTAATGGAACGTGCCGGTGTTGCTCTGCTGCTGCCGGGCAAGGATCGCACGGCCTGAGCGTTCGTTCGATGACGCGCCCAGACTGGGGTCGTACTGACCGGTGGTGGACTTCAGGTCGTCAGAAGCCCCCATTTTGGCCTGTATGAGGCCCGTTTGAGCCATCGGAGGGGTAGACCTCTGCGGCAGCGGCAGAGGCGCTCCTGCGCCGTCTGTAGCGTCTGGATTGACCTCCAGATACGGCCAGTTGTTGACGTTAGCCGTCTTCCACTGGTGCTCGTAGCCTTCAAACTGCCCGCCGTAGCCAATAAACGGTGCTTTGGGGGCGAGCGCAAGCATTTCAGCCTCTTGGCTGACCCAGTAGTTGTAGAGCCGCTGGGCGTCCTTGGCGTTACGCACCAAGCCTGAAATCTGCACGTCGCCGTCGACTTCGTACTCGTTTCCGACCACTCGGACGACCGGAATGTATCGTCCCGGCCAATCGCGCTCTTGCAGGATCTCAAAACCGTTGGTTTTGACCCATTTCACCTGCTTTCGGTCGACTTTTCGCGTCCGAATGGGGCGCAGGCCCATCTGTTTCATCTGTTTATCTTGCGGGTCGTCGGCAAAAAACGTTTGACCGTTCGGATACAGATTCAAATCGACCTGTTTGTGCTCGTAGTAGAAGTATTCAGCGATGCGGATGGTCATTTCTGCCACCCACTGCGTCAAATCTTGGTCACCCACGCCTTGCGCCATGATAGACGTCACAGGAGAGGCGTTCGGGTACTCGCGGTGGAACTCTTCTTTGGTGATTTCTTCAGTGATGAAGCAATACTGGGCGTCAGCACCGCAAGGGTCTTGAATCATCGGGTCCATGTAGACCGAAAACGGGTTCCGGACCCGCCCGATCTTGATGTCTTGGTCAAAACTGTCGTCGTCGCAGTATTCCGTCAGCAGCCGAATGTAGCCTTCGCCGTGGACGACTTGGTTTTCGCACGCGGTGTCGTAGGCGACGTCAGCGTCAGACAGATACTCGATGTGGCGGACGATGCCGTCCAGCACTTCAGCCATCTCGACGTCGGCGTTGTCGTCAACCGGAATGACTTTGCCGCTAGG